ATTCAAAGCTGATAAAATTTCTGCCTGTATTTATCGCCGCAACCGCCGTTGAGCCTGAACCGATTGTAGCGTCCAAAACCGTTTCGCCTTCATTGCTGTAAGTTTTTATCAGATATTCCAACAGATAAATATTTTTAGATTGCGGATGACTGGTTAGAAAATCATTTTTAAATTTTTGTATGTCCTGCGGAAATCTGTCACCAGAATTATTTTCACTGCCATAACAAATTCCAGCGCGATAATTGTTTGACCAATGCGGAGAAATTCTTTTATATGGTTTGCCGGGCGTGAATTGCGGATTGTAGGTCGGCAATTTGCGGTAGAAAATTAAAATGTCTTCGTGTGCGCACAAAGGCATTTTCTTTGCGTTCAAAAAACCTGTGGCTAAATTTTTGTGCCAGACCCATTTGTAGCGATAATATTTGAAGTTGGAATTGGCAAGTTCGATTAAAAATTTGCCTTTCGCGAACATCGCACACGCGGCGTTTAATTTTGTCACGCGGAATATTTCTTTCCAGAACTTTTGCAAATCAATCTTCACGTCGAAGGCGCAGTTGGTAATTCCGTAAGGCAAGTCGCACAGGACAAAATCAATCGTGCCGTCTGGAATATTTTTCATACCTTCCAAGCAGTCTTCGTTAAAAATCTGAATCATAAAAACCTCCAAAATTTATGTTGAATAATCTTGAAAAGATACTCGACTAAAAACAAGATATATGTTATACTTCAATCATCAAATCAAGGGGGAGGTGAACGGTATGGACTTGGATTTAACAGATTTTATAACGCTGTTTTGGACTTTGTTTCAAATGTATGAAAGGTTTTTGAAAGCTAAACCTACAAAGAAAAAACGCAAATCAAAAAGCAAAGGCAAACGGCGCAAATAAAATCTTACCAATTGGGGCGAATGCCCTTTTTTGGCAAGTCCAACCGCAACCAATGAAAAACTTTATTAAAAATCACGGCGAAAAGATTATCACAATTTGCGTCGGTGCAAGTCTTCTTTCGACACTGGATTGGAGCTGGAGCAATGTAAAATCTTTCCTCAGCGGCGGTGTCATTGCTTTTTATATCTGGTTAATTTTCACTGCTAAGGAGCGTGATTAAATGAACGGCTGGGGAGGAGTTCGCGAAGGCGCAGGGCGCAAACCTCAAACAGGCGAAGTCAGGAAAAATTGTTCGCTTAAAGCTACCGCCGCAGAATGGCAACTTATTCTGGAATTTGCAAAAATCGTCAAACACGGCGATAAATCTGCCGCCGCCAACTTTGTAAACCAACACAAGGTCAGTTGATAATTGATAATTGATAGTTGTCAATTATCAATTCAAGTAGATGTTTTTCGCCTTCATGGTAATGTTGCCTGTGCAATTTATATTCCAATCGCCTGTACTGCGATTAAATTCAAAGTAACTGCCGCCTGCAAAATCTTTGCGCTGAATATCTTGACTGCCTGCGTTCGGCGGCGATTTTTCATTGAAAAGACAACCTGCCACAAAGCCATCACAAAAATTGTCGTCGTTGTCGGGGAAGATGCACACGACTTCATCGTCCACGTCCGGCATCCAATAGTCTTGATTTTTCACTCCGCCGCGTTGCAAAATCCTGAGTTCGCCGCTTTCCAAATTGTCCATGTCGGGGAATGTTACCCTGCACCTGTTAGTTTCCGGATAGGTCACGCTCACTATCCCCACTCTGATTTGTTTTTTCATGTTTCCGCTCCTTTTGAAAAGGCGAATAAATGTTTGTGATATACTTCAATCATTCTAAAGAAAGGATTGTTGCCTATGATTGTTGAAAAGTCAGATGTTGAATGGTTTCCGGTATTCTTGACAGGGCTAATCAGCTTAATCCTTCAAGCTGTAGCAATTTTAAGCCAAAACAAAAACCTTCCAAAAAGCGCAAACGTCGCAAACACAAACGCTGATTGAAAGGTTGCCAGAGGCGATGCCTCTTTTCGTGTGCAGATTTTATCATTTGGAAGGAGTTTTTACAATGGCTTTTTTAAAAAGACATTTCAGCAAAGTTATCACGGCAGTTTTGGCAGTCGGTTTAATCAGCCTTTTGGATTGGGATTTTTCACACTTCAAATCCTTTGCGACAGGCGCGGTTATTGCCTTGTCGGTAGGTCTGCAATTTTTGAAGGAGTATAAAAATGCCTAGGGGCGGAGCGCGATCTGGCGCAGGACGCAAACCTACTGCCGCAGGTAGGCGTCCACAAAATCAAATTCGCGCTTTCCCCGACGAATGGCTTTTGATTCGCAAATTCGCCGCTCAAGTCAAGCATGGCGACAGGCATAAGTGCGAACAGTTTTTACTAGACAATGCTTAATCCATTGTCTTTTTTCTTTTCAAAATAGTATTGACTTTGATAAAAATATCTGCTATAATTAAGTCAAGAAATGCGAAAGGAGGAAGCTGTGATGGAAGAGTTAGAAAAATGGTTGGCACGGGCAATACTCTACGCTACGGCAATTCACTACTTGATAATTTTCGTGAAATGGTTTTGGAAATGGTTACAGCCCGACAAACCAAAAAGCCCCAAGAAAAAGCGCAAGTCTCGCAAACGTAAACGCAAAAATTCTTAAGGCTAAAGGCGGGGCAGATTATCTGCCCTTGCCGTATTCTATCACAGCGAAAACTATGTTGACAAATAAAATTTTTTTGACTTTGTGCGTGTTGTTCATGATTGTGTTTTGCGTGAATCGCTTAATAGGCAATGAAGCAGATACAATTTCCACAATTGCCTTTGCCGTTGCCGCCGTTAAAGTTGCAGAACATTTTGTCGGAGAAAGGATTAACAAATGAACAAGAAAGGTCAGCCGCGCAAAGGCGGTATGCCGGTAGGTCACCGCAAACCGGAAGGCGTTCGCTCCATGCGCTCACTCAAGGCTTATGATGATGAATGGCAAATTATTAAAGCCTTCGCCGCTCAAGTCAAGCATGGCGACAGGCATAAGTGCGAACAGTTTTTAAGCTCAGTAACCTGTTAAACATTTCCTAAGCTCAAGACTGCACTTGTAGCCGTTACCGACACTGTGCCGCGCCTTTTCTATCAAATAGTTGCCTGCGTAAAAGCCGAAACTGTCATCAAGTTCAATCACATTCCCTGCCAAATATTCAAAACTGCCGACTACTTCCAACCGCACCTTGATTTCTTCCTTGTTCTTGTCGCGCAGTTGTTTTTTTGCCAACTTTTCTGCTTCCGCCACCGATTCCACTTTCTGGTTAATCTCCAGCGTCATACCTTCCGACTTCGTGCCGTCAGTGTATGTGTATTCTATAAATTCTTTCTGCTTGCCATGCTGATATTTCACATGACAGGCTTTATAGATTTTGGAAATGGTCGCCGTCGCGTCGAAGTGGATAATTTTGTCGTCGCCGTAGCTGAAACTTGCCACTGCCTCCTGACTTTCATACTTTTCTGCGTCGAAGATTATCACCTGCTTGTCGTTCACCTTCAACGCCAAGCCGTTATCCTTGCAAAGTTTGTGCAGAAATGTCAGCTTGCTTTCCGACTTCTGCTCCGCCCTTTCTACCTGCGCATCTTCGCCGTCGAAAAATAATTCCAATCCTGCTTCCTGCGCGATGTCTCCGGCTATCTTGCTGAGCTTTACCTTCTCCCAACTCCGACTGCCTTCCACACTACGCAAGATTGAATTGTTCGGTATCGAGTTCAATTTTATCTGCGCCACGTTCGGCGGATAGCTGTTTGAAATTTCATCTATCTCAAAATTTTCAAGGTCTAATCTTTCTTCCTGCTCGCCTACCAACCTGCAGATTGTCACGCTCGCCACATCGCCGCGACTTGGAAACCATTCCGCCGTCCATAGCCGCGCCCTGTCTTCCACTCTGATTTCCGCAAGGTCACTTTCGCCGTCCAGATTATCTGTCATTGTAAAACTTGTCAGCCCCGACATTTCCTGCGTCACGTCCACTCCTGCTATTCTGATTTCCAACCATACTCTGCGCGTCTTCATGCCTGTCACTTCTTCCAAGGCGGCAGGCGACGCGCCTTCTTCTGCACTTCAGGCAAGGTCAATTCTACACCTGCGCTGAAAATGTACACGCGCTGACTGTCTTTGTTCGCGTTCATCAGCTCCGGCAAATATTTTTCACTGCCTAATTCCCTGTACGCCAACCAGTCAAACATTTCACCGGCTTTTGTCTTCATGAAAAACTACTCCTTTGCCTGTCCCTGCCGCGCCGCGCCATATACCTGTCCAATTCGCGCTCCAAGTCGATTGCAATCTTGTTCGACGCGGCTTCCATTACCTGCTTGTCCGCATTGCCTTCCACCGTCACGCTGATATTTATGTTAAAGCCTCTGTCTGCCGCCAATGCCTCACTGCCACTGCTTTTCTGCTCAGCCAACCTGCCCAGTTCATTGTCACCTTGCCGCTCCTGCACCTGCCTCAAGACATTTCCTGCAGGTACTTGACTGACTGCCTGTTGCGGTGTCGCTAATCTTTCCTGCGCCTGACTTAAAACATTGTCGCCTGCTGGTATCAACTTTGCTAATCTTTCGCCGCCCGGTATCTGACTTAAGACTTGACTTATCATCTGTTGCGGACTGGAATTTTCTGCAGGTATAAACTTTGCAAACTTTTCGCCGCCCGGTATCTGACTTAAGACTTGACCGATTATCTGTTGCGGACTGGAATTTTCGGCTGGTATGAATTTAGCTAACCTTTCGCCGCCCGGTATCTGACTTAAGACTTGACTTATCATCTGTTGCGGACTTGTACTTTGCTTTTGTACAGGAAAAGTCGTTGTGTGCGGAAAGGTTGTGGTGTGCGGTAAACCTTGACCAAACACGCTACCTTGCCCTGTGCGCCGACTTCGCGGCTGTCTTGGCTGAATTATACTTGTCGAACGCCGCGCCGCACCTTGACGCTTGTACGCCGCTTCTAACGCCCTGCCGCTCCGCGACTGCCTCACACGCTCAGGTAACTGCCAATATTTTTTCGGCACTTTGTCATGTTGGATTTTAGCTTCCACTGTCTGACTGATTCCTGCTTTCAGCTTGTCCAACTGCAAAGTCTTTTCTGCCTCTGCACGCCGCCCGACTTCCAAAACCTTTTCCACTTCGGCTTGCAAAGTCTTTTCTACTTCTGCCTGCCGGCTGATTTCTATCTGCCTGTTTATCTGCGTCAATTTGCCTGTGTTCAAACTGCCTTGTCGCTCTGCCTCCGCCTTGTACTTCAGCACTTGCTCCACTCGACGCGCCTTTGCCTTTTCCAGTGCAGGTGTACTTTCCCCGACTTCCTGCCCCAGCATTGCGCCTGTCTGTTTCCACAGTTGCACTGCTCGCCGACTGCCGTCGATTGGTATTGCCGCTTCAGGTGATTTTTCTGCAAACGTCGTCAGGAATGCGCCTTTCTGATAAATGCCGCCTTCGTAGTTCGCCGCGACCGGCGTTGACACTACTTTCGGTACGCTGATTGTTATGTTTGAAATCTGCGCCGCCTTCGCCGACAAACTGCTTGCCACACTGCTTACTGCGCCGTCCAAACTGCCCAAACTACTTCCTGCACTTTGCGCACTGCTACTTAAACTTTGCAAGTTCGACCCTGCACTCTGCGCCTCTGTGCCCAACGCCTGTAACTGCGTTGATACTGTCTGCGCGTCTGTACCAAGCTGTTGCACTTGCGGATTGGTCAACTGCGCCGCCGACTGTAAATTATTTACCTCCTGCGCCGCCAACTGATAACTTTGCTGACTTTCCTGTTGCTGTGTTACCTGCGCCGCCTGTTGCTCCTGCATTGCCGCAAACATACTTTGCTGTTGCTCCTGCATTGCCGCGAACATACTTTGCTGTTGCGTTACTGCATCTGTCTGTTGCTGGACTGTCTGCGCGGTATTACCTGCCGCCTGTCCAAGTTGATTTACCTGCTCCTGCGCTTGCGAAGTGTCCAACATTGCGTCAGGCATACTTTGCGGCGCACTGTTTAAAAAGTTGCGTTGCGTTTCACTCATGCCGGCTTGACTTTGGATTTTCATTTCCATGTAATCCAACTGCTTCACAGGGTCCAGCGCATGGCTGAACGTGTCGCCTATTCCGCTTGCCGCCGTGCTGAATACTTTGGTTAAATTGCTCGCCGCTGTCTTGCCTGTTTCAAGCAATCTTTCCCCGAAACCTGAAAAGTCTCCTGCCAACAAACTTGCGATCGCTCCGCCTAAGCCGCTGAATAATTCCGTCACCGTCAAAACTGCTTGTGACACCGTGCCTACCAACATTGCCGCAAATCTGATTACCACATTGATTGCCACCAACACCACGCGCAATACCACTCCGCCGAACGCTTCAAATGCAGGGGCTAATCTTTGCAAGGTATTTGACAGCGACGCAAACGCCGGACTAAGCGTACTTACCGAACTGCCCAATACTCCGCTCAGCGAACTTGCCATACTGCTTAGTACAGGCCCGACCTGCGCCCAATTTTGATACGCATAATATCCTGCCGCGCCTATCGCCATTAACGCTATTCCTACAGGACTGAAGGCAAATGTCATTACCGCACGTCCTGCCGACAGTCTCGACGCGCCGAAAGACCTCAGCGCAGTTGTCGCCGCGTCCAATGCCGCCAAGCCGCGCAGTGCCAAAGTCGTGCCTATCGCTTGACTTCTCAGCAGTGCCAATGCCGACCGCGCTCCATTCGCCGCCGCACTGAACACTGTAAAGCTCGACCCTGCCGCAAGCGTCGTAGTCAACCTCAACATTGCTACATTTGCGCCTGTCGTCGTCACTGTCATTGCCGCCATGCCTGCTTCAACTAAACTGATTCCTGCACTTGCCGTTGCCATCAGCGCAAAACTCGCCGCGATTGCTCCTGCCGCTTGCACTACCTTTGGGTGTTCATCTACAAATTTGCCGAATCCTTCCGCCAACTTCGCACCAATTTTAAATCCTTGACTTGCTACAGGTAAAAATATCTGCCCGACTTTCCGCACTGCCGCGTCTACACTGCTTTCAAACAACTTCATTTGCGTTTGCACATTGTCACGCATTACTGCCGCCGTGTCCGCCGACCAGCCTTCTATCCCTGCGTCCATCTGGTTTTTATATTCCTGGAATTGTTCAAAGTTCGCAAACATTTCTGCCCAAAAACTCGACGCATTTTTTCCAAAAATATTGTTGATGTGACTGAGCATTTCATCTTTGCCCATGCCTTCAAACTGCTTTTTCATCTGCGTCATCAGGTAGGTAAATCTTTCACCCTCCTGCAAACTTTGCGCAAACTTTGTATCTATACCCAACGCTTGCAAACTTGCCTGTGCTTCTTCCATTTGCTTGCGTGCGTCCGACATCGTCAACCCCAGTTCTTCAAGACTTCCTGCCGCCATCTTCGGAGGCGCGATTAACCTAAGTAAGCCTGTGCGCATTGCCGTACCTGCTTGACTGCCTTTGATTGCACTGTTCGCAGTCACCATGTTCGCCGCCGCCATTTCATGCAAACTTAAACCAAACTGCTTCGCTATCGGCGCGGAATATTTCATCGCCTCATACGTCGATTCTGTCGTCAAGTTCGCACGTGTCGTCGCATACGCAAACACATCTGCAAAATGCGCCGCACTTTCGTACTCTTTGCCCATGATTTTGACGTTTTTACCTGCCTCTAAGCCTGTCGCTTGAATCAGGTCGCTCATCACGTCCGCCATGCGCGGCAATTCCGTCCCTGTCGCCGTCGCTAAATCCAACAGCTGTTTTGTGCCGGCTATTACTTGCTCGGTATTCCAACCTGCTAATCCAAAATAACTTTGCGCTTGTGCCGCTTGCGTCGCTGTGTATTCTGTCGTCGCGCCTAATTCTTCGGCTTGCGCCGTCAGCTTTTTCATTTCACTTTCCACTGCGGTAAATTTCCCCAGCCGCAAATTGTTCATCTGCGTCAAGGCTTTTACCTTGCTCATGGCGTGTTCAAATTCCATCGCATTTTCCACTGCACCTGCGAACGGACTTACTATCTGCCGCGCCGTACCCAAGCTGTCTTGAAAATTTCCATACGCTTCCGACATATTTTGCCGTGCCGCACTGTGATTGTGCCGCGCTAAGTCCAAATCCCTTTGCCTTTCAAGTTGCCGGTTTGTCTGCGCTATTTGCTGTTGTAACCTTTGCTCCTGCGACACAAGTTGACTTGTCGACATTCCTGCGCTTGCAAAACTGCTTCGCAAACTTTCCAACTCCTGCTTTTGCTTTTGCAGTTGCTGATTTAATTTCTGCGCCGCTTTGTCCGCACTCTGCCAACCTTGCCGCGCCTTCGTCAAACCTTGCTCCGCCTGCGTCAGCTCCTGCCTCATCTGCTTGAGTTGTTCGCCTGTCAACTTGTACTGTTCTTTCGACATGTCTTTTTTGTGTTCGCGCCGCATATCCTTGAACTGCTTGTACGCCTGCCGCATCGCTTCAACTTGCTTTTGCTCCGCTTGGTAACTTTGCAACATCTCACGCGCTTTTGTCTTCGCCTGCGCCACCGCCAAAGTATTTTCCTGCATGCTTGTTGTCAATTTCTGGTACTGCTTCAGCGGCTTCACTGCGTCCTGCAAATAGTTCAGTCGCGCTTGCGTCTTACTGCTTGCCGCACTCATCGCCACGCTCGACAACTGCGCTTGCCTGCTTAACGCACTCATCGCTTGCCGCGCACTTGCAAATGCTCCTTGTCCGTTAAACGCCGCATTTATCCTGAACGCTACTTCAAATACCTTAGCCATACTCGCACCTCCTTTCTAATTGATAATGTACAATTGACAATTGACAATTTTTTCAACTATCCAATTATCAACTATCAATTATCAATTATCAATTATCAACTATCAATTATCAATTATCAATTATCAATTATCTGCTGATGACTGTCCAGACCATTGCCGCTATCCCCACGCCTGCCGCTATTATTCCGCTCATCGCCGTTAAGCTCAGTATCTGTACATGCTTTGCTATGCTGTCTAATTTATTTTCAATCTTTTCAATCCTGGCATCTGTCGTTCGCCTAATCTCCGCCATTTCTGAATGACGCTGATTGTCTCTGTCGCGCATTTCCTCCTTGAAGTCACGCATTTCTTGCAAAAACGCGTCAGACTTTTCATCATGCACTGCTAACTTTACCTGCATGTCAAATTTTTCTTGCTCTGTCATTTTCTCCACCAACTTTCTAATTGATAATGGACAATGTATAATTGACAATTTTCCCAATTATCAATTATCAATTTTCAATTGTCAATTATCCTGAACGCTACTTCAAGAAAACTGCTACTGCTATTGCCACCATGCCTGCCGTTGCCGTCACCGTCAAAATCTGTATGTGATTTGTCACGTTGTCCAGCTTACTTTCAATTTTTTCTATCCTGGCATCGGTCGTTTTCCTAATCTCCGCTGTCTCCGCCGCTCGCATTTCATTCTGTTGCCGCATTTCTGCCGCTCGCATTTCATTCTGTTGCCGCATTTCCTCCTTGAAATCGCGCATTTCCTCGATAAACTGATTGAACTTTGCGTCTTGCACTGCCAACCTTGCTTGTACTTCGGCGTTAAATTTTTCTTGCTCTGTCATTTTCTCCACCAACTTTCTAATTGATAATGGACAATGGATAATGGACAATTTTCCCAATTATCAATTATCAATTTTCAATTGTCAATTATCAATTAAGTTTGCTCCAGACGACTAGGGCGCGGTAGGTTTGACTCATCCAATATTTGACTCCTGAGCCGTGTTTTTGGTTAAGGTTGACCGACGCTTTTCTAAACGTTGCGAGCGCATTGTCTCTGCCAAATCGCCGAACAAAAAATTACTCACGCGCGTTGTCACTTCAACATACTGCTTGACCGGTAAATCCTTGATGTCGTAAGGATTACATTTCAACGCTCGCGCCGCCAACCGCGCCATGTATGATTTGCTTGTCGTCACGTCAAACGCTGTATTCCCTGCCGCCAATTCTTCCTGTTCGGCTATCTCATAGTCTATCCCTGTTAAACCTTCCAATTTATTTTCCAAATCTTTAAAATCCATAAGTCATTACTCCTTCCAAATTCCTAAAACCTGATTATCTTCGCACTGCGCCGGGGAGTTTATTTTAGTTACTTGTCAAATCCAAGTCGGTTACTGTCTTTTCAATGATTCGCGCATCGGTGAATCTGACAAAGCGCGTTCCTGCCTTGTCGCCTATGAAAGGCTGATTGGTTACGCACCAAGTCTGAAAGGTCTTGATGTTTGCCGCTGTCAAGTCATTCTTCGGATTCGCGCGCGTGATTGTCCTTGTGTCGTTGTCGTAAAAGTTCGCCAACAATTTCAAGTCCTTAGTAGTTGTTACTTTATCAGCCATCGCCTTACACCTCCGCTACCGTTGTTTCTGTCGCGTCTTTCACGCTTTCTTTGTCAATTCTGTCAGCGTCGACGTAAGTATCATTGCTTAAATTAAACATCTGCTCTACAAAGCCGTTGCATACCGCATTGCTTGCCGCAGGGTTAATGTAGCTGATGCTTTCCTTGTACAACTTGCCCGCCGTCGTCTGCGCTGAGATTTCAAGAAATGTTCTTTTCGCCACGTCTAACACCTCACTCATCGTTCAAGTTGATAACAGTTTCATTCGTGGTAATGATCTGCGCTTTTGTAATGCCGGTTGCCGTTGCTCCGCCGTCCGACAGATAATTCGCGCCCCATGTCGCCACGTCTTCGTTGACTGCCGCAATGTTGGTTTTCAAATTCACCACTGCCGCCTGTGTCGGCGCAAATGGTCCAAATTCCAAATCGCGTGTCGCTTCATCTGCGTAACTTACTCTGACTTTGATAATCGATTCAGCCATTGTCTACCGCACCGCCTTTCATGCTGCGCGTCAAGCTGCCTTCTTCAAAACTGCCCCCGCAGATACTGCCGTAAAATGTTTCATACACCCCGGCCGCTCCCGCAAAATTTGCGTCCGCTTTCACGCCGGGTAAATTCATGCTTTTCTGACTTGCCGTCGTTTCGCCGCTCTGTTTGATGTTGCCGTCCGCGTTCAAATCTACTTTGCCGCCGACTGTCATCACCTTTATGGTTTCCCAACTGTACGCCATTGCAATATTTCCCCTTTCCTTCCCCGGCGCAGTGCGAAAATAATCAGGAGCCAGGCTTTCCCTCCGCCCGGCTCCCAATATTTAAATTCCCATTGCCGACCTGTCGTCCGCCAAGTAGTCTGTGCCGTTCACCTTGTAAATGTAGTTGAACCTGTCGAACTCTATCAACTGCTTGCCGTCCGCCGTCACCTGCAAATAATCCAAATTCAATGTCGTTTCCGAATCTGTCGAACTTGCCTGCGCCAATGTGCCTAAATTCATTTCCACAGGTACGCCGCGCACATCTACTTTCAACGGTACTATCCTGAAGATGCCGCTGCCTGCGTCGTAGTTCCTCTGCGATCCCCTAAACGTCAGCAAGTGGCTTCGCGCTTCATTCATCATCGTTAAATCTTCTTGCACTGTGCGCCACTTGATTTTCAGCTCCATATTCTCCAGCATCGGACTTGAAGGAAAGTCCATGCCGCCCGCTATCCCCGCGCCTACTATGTCAACTGTCTTTGCCTTCAGGCTCGGCAACGTTACATCTACCATGCCCAGTTTCCTGATGCCTTCGTAAAAGCATTCATAGTTATCTAAAAATAGTCTTTGCTCATTCACCGCCATATGTATCACCCTTTCCAATAAAAAAGTTCTTTTGCAATTACCGAAACGCGCCGAAAAGTCCCCCTGTTCCTATTGGAACAAGGGATTGCCGGCTATTAAAAACTAGGCGAAAAGACTTTGCAAATTGCTGACGTCATATTCAATTACAAAGTTAATATCCTGCGCAGGTATCGGCGGAGTGTAGTAAATGTGGAACTTGATTTTGCCGTTCAGCAAATCGGTTGTCGGATTTTCTGCCTCCGTAAATTCTACATGACTGCCC